ATCAGCAATCTGTATTAGGTCGCCCTTCTTAAACAGATAAGCACCAGCACCTATACCAGGTAGTGTATTCAATACTAGACTTGTGCCTGTAAAGCTGGTTATTCTGATAGCATCTCGCTGTATTTGTGTCATATCGCCACGATAGGCAAATATAAAACTTTGCCCAGTAACGCCACTAAAACTTACAGTTTCTGGTGTATTGCGATCAGTATTGTCAATGGTTTCTATAACATCTCTAATGTTGTGATACTGTAATCCTGCTGGTATGCTTAGGGTAAAGCGCCATGGATTGCGTGTAGGTGTTGCTGATGTTTTAGCAATTTCGTTTCTACTGATTTGAATGCCAACAACCTTGCGGCGATTGATAGTTAAACTACTGGCAACGTTGATTAATCTTTGAATACTCATTATCTAGTCCTCATTGGTAGTTCGCGACGTGCTTGTTCAACATTGCCAAACAGAGTTCTACGGTTTTCTGCGAACAGTTGCGCCACTGACTTGCTGTCAATAGCTGAAATGTTATTTGTGATATAGGTGTTATTGCCCATGCCACCGCCGCCAGATAATCTACTGTTAGGCACAATGCTACCGGCTGAGCTAGGCAAGAATAATTCCGGACCTTTTTCACCAACAACATATGGCTGTCCAGGACTAACTGGGCCACCAGCGGCTTTACCTGGAAGACCTGGCAAGCTAAACATATCCATTAAGCCACTTGCTTTAAACACACCGACTACTGCGGCCTTTAACTGTATCTTCATTAGATCTAAAATAACTGAACGAGCAAAATCACCAAACTTAAACTTGCCTGTTTCAACAAACTTATCTAATGCTGATCCCATGTTATTGAACACGCTATCAACCATCATGCTGGCTGTTTTAAATTCTGTAAATGATTCTTGAATACGCTTAAGAGAATCAAATGCGCCTGCTTGTCCGCTTTCTGATAGAGCTTTACGATATGCAATAGTGTCTTCAATAATTTTACGACCTTCAGCATATTGTTTATTAATAGCTTCTGTTTGTTTTAGTCTCTCATCCTCAGAGACATTGGTCATTCTATTAAGTTCTTTGATAGTGTTTAAATTTTCTTTTTCTAAATCTGTCTTCAATCTTATTTCTTCAGCTTCAAGAGAAGTTGATTGAAATAGATCATGTTCAACAGCCAGTGCTTCTCTCTTAAGATTGTTATTAATTGCTAAATCACCTAACGTCTGACGGAACTTCTTAGCATTTTCATCACGGATCTTTTGAATATCGCGTTCTGCTTTTGTTTCAATTTCTTTACGCTTGGCTGAAAACTCTTCATCCATTAATTTCTTAGATAGATGTTGTGTAGAATAAATGCGAATCTTTTCTTTAGCAATATCTGCTTCTTTAGCAACTTCAATGTTTTTAATATCATCAAAACTGGTAGTGTTTGAAATCCTCAACCAATCTTGATAACTTTGATTGATACGCTTGCGACTTTCAATTGCGGCTTTCTCAGCTTCACTATAGGCCTTGGTAACTTCACGATTGGCATTGCCACCTGACTTGCTTTCAACTTTGCCTGGAGCAGTAGGAGCAGTTGGTGCACTAGGAGCGGCTTCATTAGCGGCACCCATTGCGGCTTCTAGAGCATAATATCCACCTGCGGCCGCGGCCAATCCAGCGGCCAATGCTATCCAACCCTTAGGGCCACTTAGGGCATTAAGAGTCATTTGTAATACTGCTTGAGCTTTTGTGGCAAAGTTTAGTTTTTCTATCCACTGAACAATAAGAGCAATATTTCTAACTGTAGAAATACCAAAACTCAATGCCATTGCGGCAGTGGCTAATCCCAATGCAACTGTAATACCTACAATAGCAAGTCTAGCATTTTCACTGTTGGTTAGGAATTTACCTACACCTTCAAGATATGGGCCAAACATTTCAGCAAAGGCCATCTGTAGATTACGTGTGGCTTTTTCTAAGTTGGCATTATACTCAGCAAGTGATCTAGTGCCTTCTGCGGCACGGTCTGCTTCGTCTTTTACTCTGGCTAGATTCTGTGCAAACTCTTCTGGTGCAACACCACGGAAACTTTTGCCTAATAATGTTGCGGCAATGGCTGAACGCTCACTACCTGGAGCCATCTCAGCAAGTGCGGCAATTGTTTTGTTTAATAAATCAGCTTCATTAAGAGTCTTGAGATCATCTAATGTAATATTAAGTTTTTCAAATGCTTTCTGTTGTTTCAATCCACCATCAGCGGCCGCTTCAACAGCACCAAAGAATGACAAGATAGTCTTTTCAGTGTTCTTAAACTTACCACCGCTGGCTTCCAATGCTAGACCAAATGCTTGAACTGACCCTAGTGTGAAGTCAGTTGCTTTAGACAAGTCATCCATTGCATCGGCTACTTCAGCCGCATGTGCAACAAATGAAGCAAAGCCAACACCAAGTAGTGCGCCAGCAAATGCATTTATTTTACTATTGGCTGTTTCAATGCCCTTGCCAAGTTTATCTAACTTTTCAAGACCATCGATGATCAGTTGTAATTTGTATGTATCAGCAGTAATAGCCATATTATATTCCTGTTCCTAATTTCTTTGAGATGTAGCTTCGAATCCAATCAATAGTAGGTTTGCTCATACCTGCTGGTCTTTGCTTACTGTATCCTTCGTCAAGTCTTTGAGCATATGGATAATCAGCTTGGATAAAATAGTCTTTGCTAAGAGCAATTAGACTTGTGTTTCTACGAGCATTACCGGTGCGCACAGGCGTATTGATCTTAAACTCTTTATAAGCTCCATCAGCCATCTTCTTAGGATCTAATACTTTTTTAACTTCTTGTATTCTTAAACTAATTCTACCTGTCATTTCGTGTGCGCTCCTTAATTTTTACTAATTCATTAGTATCAAAATCCTGCAAGTCTTTGGGATTCTGTTGATGATGTTCCCAAGTCGAATATACATCTGTGATCATTAGGTCAAAAGTTGTAGCGCGAGCTAATACTTCAGATGGTAATAGGCCATACGTTTTTGCAATATGGCCTATACTGATCATTCTGGCTGTGTCCCAGGTTTTGGTGTCGACGACTTGGTTCTTGACTTTCCCAATATTTCACCTAATTTCCCTAACATGGCAACTGTTAGATCAATTGGGAATGTTTCACCTTCGTCTAACATAGGCTGACCTTGTTCATTTAATACTAAACTTTGTAATACTGTTTCCATTGCCTTGCCATCACCATCACCTTGACTCTTGAAAAACTCAAAGTATGAGTTTAGATCAACTTGGTCGTAGACCCAGAAGTTGATACAATCACCGTAGGATTCTACGATATCCTTATCATCTAGGATGATTTCTATTAGTTGTGGTTTGCGAGCAAGCTCTTTTAGATTCTTCATATCTTTTATCCTTTATATCTGTTATTCAAAAAATGTATTGCGGCTAGAGTAAAGCGCAATCTATTCTGTGCTTTTTCTAAGTCATCTTGTGCGTGATTCATTTCTGAACGTGCCTTGGCAATCTCTGCCTCAAGACTTTTTATTATATCTTCATTGGTGTGATTATTAAAATCCATAACTGCATATCCTTTTACATATTTACAAAAGAAAATGGCTCTTAGGTTAATAAGAGCCATTTTTGACAGATCAGCCCCCGCAGGCCAATCTATCGAATCCCCCTTGCCGGAGATTAAGCCACTGTGCCAGTTGTGAAATCACCTGCGACTTCAATAGTCAAAGGTGTTACCCATACTGGACTGTCTGGACTTACAGTAGGTTGTAATCCTGTGAAATAGCCAGAGCCATCCACATACTTGGCACCAGTTGCAAAGTTGGTGCTAGAATAATACAATCTAAAGTAAATCAAAGCCTTTGTATTGCTTAGATCGAATAGACCACGCTTGTCAGCTGTGCCGGCTGTGCCTGCGCTTCTGCCATAATAGTCATCTGGATCAATAACAATATCAAGACTGATTTGATTTGTTGCTGGTGTTGCTACTGCATACTCACTTGTTGCATCTAGTTGTTTCCAACGAAATACTGAGTTACCGTTATTAAGAGTAACCTTTTGCATTCCGTTAACTACAATAGATCCAGTAGTGGCTGTAGTGGCAATGGTTGCGGTGCTGATGACTAGAGTTGTAAAGTCATTGCTACCTGCTACATTAATATACGCCATGGTATCTGTTCCTTATTGTTTAATTGTTGTGAACCTAAACTCGAAAGTATAGATTGACACGTCTTCTTGCTTTTCCACAGTATAATCACTTTCTCTTTTAAAGGCAGTGATCACTGTAGTGTCCTTTGCTGATAAAATCTTTGTAATAAGAGTATCCAAACCTACAGGTGAATTCTTAGCATCAACTGCTAAAAATACATTGGCTTTGACTAGGTCTTGAATGACATTGTCTCCGCCTAATACAGCAAACATTGTGGATTCCTCTCTGTATTGACGATCAACATAAATCTTCTTCATGTTTTTCAAATACAGAGGTTGGCCATTTTGTTCCCAAGGTAGCTCTTGGCTAACCGCAAAGTTAGTCAGTGTGCTGGTAGCTGAAGTTAGAGCTGTTAAGAGTTGTGCTCTCATCGGACTCTTACCACATTACTACGTTGTGGAAACTTTTCAGTATTGCTGATAGTTCCGTTACCTGAGAAATCATACCAACTACCGTCATCGAGTAATTCCTGATACATGCTTCTAAACTTCTCGTTAAAGAAGCCTATCTTAACACGTTCAGCATTGTCCTCATTGCTAAAATCTGCTATCTTAGGCAGAATATAATTGGCCAGTGCGTGATATACGCATAGGTCACTAAAGTCTGCTGAGCGAGCTTTGATTCTATCTGGGTTGAGTGAAGGAACACTGATCAATCCACTGGTATACAGTAGAGGATCATATGTTCCCGCACTTTGACGGATGTAATATGCTCTCCACCAATCTGATGCAGAGAGGATACTAACGATTCGCTGTGTGCTTCTCATTAGTATATCTTCAATGATCACTTCGGTAAGGCCTTCATTAGCTTCAAAGACACGTTGGTCAATTGCAGTTACGTCATCGTATTCTGCAAAACTTAATACACTTGTTCCTGACATTATGAAAGCCATTTGGAGTCTCCTAGTTTACTTGATATTATAGGTTGCCTTCAGCAGTGATCTTAACACCGAATGAGCTGTTAAGAACGCCAGCACCAGCAACAGCCTTCAATACAACGTCAGTTGCACGAGCGGCAGGCAAGTATAAGGTATTCATATCGATACCACCACGCATTGCGTGACCAATTGCGTTAGGAGCAAACACAGCGTTAACGTATGCATTAGCACCGCCAGTTGTGTCAGCCGCTACCAATGGGCTTTCATAGATTGTAACACCGCCGATTTGACCGATGTAGAATTGACCTAGGATTGAGTTACCAATGTCGCTTAGAGCCGCAACGTTAGTTTGTGCAACATAAGTCAATTGCTTCTTCAAGTCATAAGCACAGTTAGGGTGAACAACGGCCACGAATGGACCTGTCAACTTACGACCACGTAGTGTAGCGGCCGCTTTCAATACTAATTCAGCAGTGAAAGAAGTTGATGTGCTACCTAGGTCTGAACCCAAGCTAGAGAAAGTTGCGAACACTTGTGTGTCAACGCTTTCAGCAATAGCACGACCAGACTGGTCACCTAATTGGCTCATTACATCGTTAAATGCAGAGTCACGTAACATGTCTGTTACTTGGTTGTAAACAACGTGCTCAGCCAATGTGATTGTAGGAGCTGTTGTGTTTGTGTTCAATAGGGTAGCGGCGGCTTCGTCTGTGATGAGAGAAGCACTGATACCTGCCCACACTGGGATTTGAACTACTTTGCCAGAATTCATTGGAACGTCATAAACGCGAACGATTTGACGAGCAACTGAATTCTCATATGCGGCGTATTCCGCTTGCACAACTAGGGGTGCAAATAATTCACTGTTTTGTGAACTGTTGTTATTTGATGGGTAAGCCATTTTATATCTTCCTTAAAGGTTTAATTTTTTTTGACCCCAAGTTGAGCATCCTTGTATATCTTACGATGTTCTGGATTTTTCATGTCCAACTTTGATAGGTCTAACTTATCGTGACCTTGACCAATATTACTTGTCCCGTTTGTTGTGCTGGCTCCGGCTGATACAAAGTGAGGATTGCTGGCTAAAAATTCAGACACTAAATCTTCTACTCTGAAAGGCTGACCTTGGTCGTTGTATCTAACAGTTCCCTTTTGATCGAGAACTTCTACTTCGCCACTTTCATTCAACCTAACCTGTGGTTTGAGCAACGCCTTGACCTGATCTGCATTAACAGCTCGATGTTTAGCGGCCGCACTAACCAACGGCACATCAACGGTATAGTTCTTAATGATCTCGTCCCGTTTACGAATTTCTTCGTCTTTTTTCTTTGCCAGGTCTTGTAGAATACTGTCAAATTCTCCACGCTTCTTTTGTTCGTCGAGCTTTTGCTTTTCGTATGTCTGCTTGATCTGACGCAGTTCTTCAGGATCACCTAACTCATCAAATAGTTTCTCATATTTTTTAGCCACTGCACCCTTGGTGCGAGCCATCATATCATCAACTTCTTTCTGAGAATAAGTTCTCTCTGCGGCCTGGTTTGTTGTTGAAGTTCCAGTTTCTTCATTAGCCAATGTATTGTCTGACATCGTTGCATCGCCTCCCTTTCAGAGTTAAATTTGTTGTGCAGGTAAATGCACAGTATGATATTTATTGTATCAGTATTTCTTTGGTGGTTTGATCGGCTTTTTCTTTTTCATATTACTCCTCCGTTGCTACTTCAGGTGCCCACTTGGCACACCAGTATAGGGGTTTTACTTCAGCGTGGAACAGTTCACATTGACTCATGTCCGCATTGTAGTATTCACAGTTGGCACAGTTTTGTCCTGCTGGGACACCTGAGGCGTTTGCTGGTTGATATTTGCCTGGCAAGCAGTCTGGAATTGGTGTGCCATCTGGGTATGTTCTTGGTATGACTTCTGCTTCTGGCAAGCAGGTTAAGGTAGCATTCAATTGCCACTGTTGTTTACGGTGTTGATCAATGCGATCTGCTAGAAAGTTCTGCAGGCCATATTCACGGCTGGCTGTGGCTAGATCAAATGTATCCTGTAAGCGTGTGACTAGGATATCTAGATCATCTAGCAAATTCTGGAACATGACTTCGGGATCGATCAGTGTATCAGGTTTGTCTGTTAGTTCTGTTTCATTAACAATGCTGGTATAGTCACCACGAGGAAATGCACCAATACGTCTTAATTGTTCAGCATAGGTGTCAATAGACTCCTGTGCATCTGTATAGATACCTTCTAGAAAAGCGTGATACTGTGGAAAGTCCTCACCCATTACTACCCAATGATAGTTGTGACTCTTGAGATAGAATGTAAAGTTATTGGCAAAGGCCAGCAACAAGGATTTTGTAAGTTCAATTTCGTTCATTATTCTATTCCTGTTGTAGTTGATGAGAAGTATCTGCGTGGTCTAGCGCCTGCTGTTGTGCTAGGGCCTGTTTTCATTGGACCTTCAGCTGAGAAGCCTTGGCTGGCTAGGTGTGTGGCTGGTTCTGGCGGTAAGTTAGGATCATCCAGCAATTCACGGACACGATAGTCAATGATGGCCAATGCTTCTGGACTTGAGCTGGCTGTCTTAGCACTACCTAATTCGTTGTATTCACGTTGAACA